TTATGATTCTTAATGAATTGTGCTTCATCCAATATTGCAAATCTAAACATTAATTTATCAAAAATATCTAAATCATTTTTTAAACTATCATACGAGATAATAAAGATTTGCTTCTTGTTATCATCAAAGTTTTTAATATAACTATTGAAACAACTTGTCATACCACATTTGAACTGATTATTAATATTATTGCCATAATTAAGGCGGTAGTACCGGGAAATGCCATAATCGGAAACTATTTTTTGGACAGATTTTTCTCCGAATCCAGGCTTATTTATCCATTCTTTTTTAAAATTATCAAGACTATAAAGTTCTCTGGTATTACCAAGCCATCCCCAATCAATTAGCTTTTCTATTGTCGCTTTAGAAAGACCTTTAATATCCATGCCCTTTTTAGAACAATAATAGTCAATTTTATTGATTAGTTTACCATCACAAGAAGGGTTTGCACACCACATTGTAATAACACCATTATTATCTTTAATTTCAATATCACCGCCGCAAATAGGACAACAATGAAATTTAATTAAATTATCATAATCAATATAATCTTTGTCAGCCCAAGTTACCTGAGGAATAATTTCATTTTGCTTACATACTTTAATCTTTTGTCCAATATAAGGATGTGTACCTAAAATTTCATTTGCTACACTTAAATTATGCAAGCTAGCTTTTTCAATTACAGAGCCTTCTGCATCAATAGGTTCATAGATTGCAACCGGAGTTAGCTGTCCAGTTCTTCCGATACTTAATTCAATATCTTTTAATATAGTTTCATACTCTTCATCATAAAACTTAAATGCGATTGCATTTTTAAAATGATGATCAGTTTGTCCTAAAGATTTGCCATATTCAATATCATCAAACTTAAATACAAGTCCATCAATAGGATAACCTTGCTCTTGTGCAATATCTTTTAATGTATCAATACCAAATTCTGAAAACATAAAAGGACTTCTAATAAAAGGAACAATATCAAAGCCTAACTCTAATAAATGAGTTAATCTTCCTCCAACTGTTTCTTCTTCCAGCCCATCAATACAATCCCAAGCAATAAAACTTAAATTTCTTTTTTGACATTCTTTGTTATCAAGTAATCTAATGCTACCAGAAGCAAAATTTCTAGGATTTTTATATTCATTAGAGAATTTCTCAAAATTTTTATAAGTACAAATCATTTCTCCATCAATAATAATAGTTCTTTTATCTTTAATCCTTTTAGGAATATTATTTACTGCAAAAGCATTATGAGTAATATCTTCTCCTACAATACCATTTCCGCGGGTTTCCGCAGATACTAGCTTCCCATCTTTATACATAAGAGAACAAGTTAAACCATCCATCTTAAGCATAGCAATATAATCATTCTCTCCAAGAAAGTTTTCAACCTCACTAATTTCTTTTGTTTTAGCAAGAGATAACATAAGATGATTATGCTTAACTTTTGCTAACTCATTTACAGAGTTATATATAATTTTTTGAGTAGGTGAATTGGGAGAAATATAACCTGTTTCCTTTTCTAATCGAACAAGATGAAAATATGCCCTGTCCCAAGCCTGATCGGTAATAAAAGGAGTTCCTTTATCATAAAGGCTTGTATGATAATTTAATTCTTCAACAAGTTCATCAATATCTTTTTTCTGTTCATCAGTTATCATTTTTTAACCTCTTTTTTATTTATATAAATATAATATCATAAATTTTTTAAGAAATCAAATAAATAATGCGGCAACTGCTTAATCTTTCTCAACCTGGTCTAAAGTATCATTAGAGAAGATCTCCGCGTAATTATTAATCAACCAATCTTCATAGCTAATATAATTTGGACAATATTGTGCATCTGGGCATCCTTTACAATTTTGTTTACTATATTTCCTACATCTATTTGTATTTCTTAATTGGTCAGTTGCAAGATATTCTACAACAGGATAATCTGTACACTCTTGCTCGCATTCTCCTAAACATATCCCGTTTTTATTATGTGAACATTTTAATATTGAACAATTATACATTTTTATTTTTCCTTAACCTGGCTTAAAGTATCATTAGAGGAGGCCTCCATAATAAAATCAACGGTATTATCATTTATTTCTTTCATTTCTTCTTCTGTAATTTCGATACAATTTTGAAGGATATTAGGCCATCGACCAGTTCGACCAAAAGGCCAAGTTCCTATGCATATATAATCCTGAAGTGGCATCCAATAGTCTTTGCCTTCCATAGTTCTTATTACAACCATATTAGTTTCTACATTATATGTTAAATATGAAGACCACTTAATCTTTTCTCCACAATTCAAATCATTTAATATATGAATAATTTTATATTTTTTGCCAAAATTATTACTTATCATATTTATACCTCTTTCTTTTTTATTTTATATAAATATTATAATATAATTTTTATTAGAAATCAAAGAAGATATATAGTAATTGTTTAATATTTTCATTAGTCTAAAATATTATTAAAAAGAGGCTATTGTTAATCCTTGTGTATAGGGTTTCCAATAGCTTTATTTATGGCCAATCTATGAATAGTCGGCAATCCAGCAGTTAATCCACTTTTAATTTCTTGTCCAAGATTAAATGGAATATATCCAATTACATCAGACGCAATATTCAAATGTTTACCGCCTTCTTTGTCAATATAACTATAAGTGCCATTATGTTCATGTCCATGAATATTAATGCAAAACTTTAATCCATAAATAGGTTCATGGCTCAATAATATCTGGTCTGATATAAACAATGCACCTTTGTATATTTCATTAAAATATTCAATATATTTGCTATTACCTTTGTCATCATGGTTACCTTTAATTAATACACGATTCTTACATTTAATATCATTGAATCTTTCAAGATTTCCACAATCTCCAAGACAAACCAATGTGTCATTCTTATATATCATGTTATTAATAATCTTAATGTGTTCATCAACGTCAATCCAATTAGGATTCATTAGCTTTGTATCAGAATCTTCAAAATGAGGATCAGATATAAGCCAAACGCTGCCACCATCAGACCAATGCTTAAACGGTTCATATAAACCACTTATCATAAAATTCCTCCATCAAAATACATTCTATCGTCTAAACTTTTTAATCCAATCTTCATAATTATAGTTCTTCATAAAATCATTTACATCAATCCATTTATCTGCCATAATGTTTCCAATTTTGGTTACACGAGAACCCCAACCGTTATCTTCATAGCGGATATACTTACCTTTTAAATCTTCCCAACTTCTAACTTCAACGACTTCCATAATTCTTCTCATACAATCAAGTCCTGCTGGAGAAGACTTTCTTTCATATTCCCAACCATCATCAGATTCATTGATTCTAAATGCTTGGTCTAAAGCATAGCCGCCTAAAGCGCAACAAGAACCACCTAAATCAAGAAAAATATTAAATGTTAAAACATCGTGGTCTTCTATAAATAATTTTACATCTGTAATTTTTGCATTTTTAATTTCCATAGTATTTTTATTCATCTTTAATTACTCCTCCATGAAGTGTAATATCATAACTTCCATCATTATTTAATTTGTGTTTCCATGAACGAAACTGATGTAATGTTATGCTTGGAATACCATTATCTTCAATTAATTTATATATTGTCAATTCGTCAACATAAGCAAATCTACCATTGGAGATAATGTCATTACTTTCAAAATACATACAATCGCCGGTCTTCGTACATGCTGAGTCAGAATAGCAATCATAATTTATATGACCAATTTCGTTTACAAAATGATAACCACAATCACCTATATAATGTTTACAATTTTTACATATACTCATCTTTATCACTCCATTAACATAAATATTCTTTCACATAACTATTCTTTCACATAACTAAACTGACATTCAACACCACGGAGATATCTTCCATTATCTAATTTAATAATCATTTCATATGGTTCTTCTATATCATCCCTAACAACTACGCCATAATGCTTTTTTGACGTGTCATAATGATAATAAACCTTAACTCTTGCACCAACTGCAAACTCAGGATATCTATATGTTTTATCCCTTTGCTTTGGAAAATTTTCATATGTAATAGTATTTATACAACCCATATTCATCCTCCTTATCTTATATATTTATTATAACATAAATTTTTATAAAAATCAAAAAGAGAGGATTAACCTCTCTTTAAGTTTCTATAAAGAAGTTGCAGAACTTAATCTACTACCCTTTATCATAATATTTCCAAGTCCAGTTCTTGATAAGATAGGAATATCTTTTGCGGCAATGCATATACTATTAGGTCTACCCACTAATAAAATATTGCTAGCATCATTAATAGGTAATGCACCAATAATATTGCCTGTAACATCAGTTGCTTTATAGACAATAACACCTTTACCATTTCTACCCTGACAAGGTAATTCATCTAAGTCAATTTTTTTACCATATCCATTTTCAGAAAATATTGCTAAATATTTTGACTTAGTAGTAATTGTTACTCCAGTTAAAACTTCATCATCATCAGCTAGCTTAATTGACTTTACACCAGCCGCCGCACGTCCAATAGGATTAATATTAGAAGTTTCAAAATGAATACCATAGCCATTTTTAGTTACAAGAATTAAATCTTCATTATCTGCAAATACAACATTAACAATAGAGTCATCTTCATTAAGTTTAATTGCATTAATACCAGAACTTCTTTTGATTTTAACATATTCTTCGAGAGAAGACTTCTTAATTAAACCTTTCTTTGTAATAAAAATAACATACTGAACATCAGTTTTTCTATGAAGTGAAGTAATTGCGGCAACCCGCTCTCCGCCATCCATATCAACTAAAGTATTAATATTTATTCCTTTAGAGATATTAGTTCCTTCCGGAATATTGTCAACTAATAACTTATACATTTTACCTTTTGTAGTAAAAATAAGTAAGTTATCAACTGTGTTAGTTAAAATAGGATCAAATGTGATATCATCAAGTGATTTAACACCTTTACCATTGCGGTTTTGGACTTTAAAGCTATCAGCCTTAATTCTCTTTACGTCACCATTTTTAGTCATAATAACAACACATTTTTCAGGCTCAGGAAGATTTTCTTCTTCCTTATCTTCTTCTGTGATAGTAATAATCTTGGTTCTATAATTATCACCATATTTTGCAGAAACGCTTCTCCACGTTGTAATAAGCTCATTATTAAATAATGAAGGGGTAGATAAAATCTTTTCAATTTTATCTTTTTCGGAAATTAATTCAAATTTTTCATCTTCAAGTTTTTTAACTTCCAAATGAGCCAATCTTGCCAATTTCATATCTAATACTGCTTTTACTTGTTCTTCATCAAGTAAAAATTTTCTAATTAAACGAGATGCAGCTTCCGTAGTTGATTTAGATGCTTTAATTTCTGCAACAACTTCATCAATAGAAGCTAAACAAATTAAAAGACCATCAATAATATGAATACGATTTTTAATTTTATTTAAGTCAAATTCAAATCCACGCTTATATACAATTTTTTCATGGTCAATATGTGCTTGTAAAGCTTCCTTCCAAGAAAATACTTTAGGATATTTTCCTATATCAAGCATTGTCATATTAATTGCAAAATGATATTGCAAAGAAGTATTTTTATACAAAAATTTAATTACCTTTTTCGGATTTGCTCCTTTAGCAAGATAAACCTTAATTAATGGAGAAACGCCTGTTAAATCATTAAATCTATCAATACCAGGATTAGATTCATTATCTTCAATAATTGCTTCAAGTTGTCCGCATATAGTATCTGTATAAACACTATATGGTAATTCAGTTACAACTAAACAATTTTCTTTTAAATTATAGTCAATTTTTGCTCTTATTTTACAAGATGCTCCATTTGAGTCATTTTGCTTTGCCAATTTTTTAGACCCATATTTTAAAGCCTCTTTTACTTCAGACTCATTAATTAAATAACCACCTGTTGCAAAATCTGGTCTACAATAAATTTCCTCAAAATCACAATTAGGATTAAGTAATAATTTTTCAAGAGCTGAATTCACATCTTTAATGTTAAATTGTGGAATACTAGATGCAACTCCGACACCAATTCCACTAGTACCATTAACAATATTATAAAAACCTTTAGATGGTAAAACACTTGGATATTTTTCTGTGTCGTCATAATTATCAATCCATGATTCTATTGTATCTTTATTAATATCCTCAAACATTAATGTTGCAAAATTACTTAATCTTGCTCCAGTATATCGCGGAGCTGCCCAGTTACCAGACATCATTAAGTTCCCGCCATTACCTTCAACTTCCATAAGCGGATATCTCATTGCAAAAGGCTGTCCTGAACGCATAATAATACCCTCTGCAGAACTATCACCATGAATATACATTCTTGCTATTGAGCCTATTGCTTTAAGAGTTTTCTTAAATGGCTTATTAGGCAAAAATTTATCTGTATATAAACAATAATTGATTTGTCGATTTGAAGGTTTTAATGCATCTCTTACATCAACAAATGCTCGAGATTGAGCAACTGCTCCAGCATATTGCCCAAATGACTCTTCAATGATTTCTTTCATTGTTTTACTCATTTATTTTCTCCTTAAAATTTATTATATAAATATTATAATATATTTTTTATTAAAAATCAATTTTTTAATATAATTATAACCTCTAATAAGAAAAGGCACTAAGCACTTTTTCTTTACTCATGTAATAGGCTAAAATCAACTTTTTCAAATAAGAATTTTGTTCTTGGAAGTACATCTTCACCCATTAAATTTTCAAGAAGAAATAAAGATTCTGCATCTGGCTTGAGAACATCCATTCTTTGAAATTCATCTGTAAACATTGAATTATGAGCCTGTTCAGGACTTAAAGCACCAAGACCTTTCGCACGAAGAACATTTCCTTTAATAGCTCCGCGTGCAGCATTGAATTCTTCATCATTAAAATAATAAGACTCTTTTTTACCATTTGTAACTATATAAAGTGGAGAGCGGAGCCAGCATAATCTTCCTTCATCAAGAAACTGTGGTGCGAGATAACGCAACGCTGCCATAATAAGAAGCCCGATATGATAACCGTCAGAGTCTGCATCAGTACAAATCGCAACTCGCCCATAACGAAGTTTAGCTGGATTATATTTTCCGGGAACGATATTTAATGCTTTAAGAAGAAGTTTTATTTCTTCATTATCAGCAATATCTTCTTCATTATTAGATAAACAATTAATTATTTTACCTCTAATTGCAAGGATCCCATATTTAGTATAATCTCTAGCCTGAGCCATAGCACCACCTGCGCTATCGCCTTCAACAATTAATAATGTAGATTTTTCACCAAGGAACTCTGCATCTTTTAATTTATCTGAATTAAATACTTTTTTATTTGCATTTTTTTCAATTTCTTTTGCAGTTTCAAGAATTTGTTTTCTTGCTCTGTCTGCTGCAGCTTCCGCCTTTTGAAATTTTAATAATAATTCAACAATTTTATTAAAATCATTTGAATTAGATGTTGAAAAATCTTTTAAAGCTTCAGATATAGCTGTTGATGTTGGAGATGCAGCTTCTTTATTTGCTAAAGCAGTTTTAGCTTGATTTGAAAATTGTCCAATTTTAACTTTTACTGAAACAAATCCATCTAAACACTTTCTGATAGACTCTCCATCAAATTTATTACCAGATAATTTATTAAAAGTAGAAGTTAAAGACCTTTTAAAAGCAGTAATAAATTCACCACCATCTCTCATAAAAAGTCCATTTGCATAACCTTTTATTTCTCCGCCTTTTGCTACCCATTGTAAAGCTAGTTCAACTTTACAATCTTTTGTTTCATAAAAGTAAGAAAAAGGACGCGAAATGGCATTGTTTCCTTTAAGTCCATCAATTAAACCATTTTCAGAATAAAAAATTTTTTCTTCTCCATCGACAGAAAGAATTATTTTTAGTCCTTTTGTAAAATAAGACATTTCTTCAAGCATTTTAGATAATGATTCAATATCAATAAAACATCCATCATAAACTTTATCATCTGGCTTATATGTAATCTTAGTTCCTGTTTCAGAATTGCCTTTTTTTTCTAAGACCTCTGTTGTAGCAGTAGCTCCTTCATCTGTTGAATCAAATCTTTGAGTATATACTTTTTCATCTCTCTTTACTTCCACTTCAAGCCATTCCGCGGTATGACAAACAACTTTATTACCCTCTCCATTAATACCAACAGCAGAAGAATAAGCACCTTCTGAATGTTTTCCTCCTGAATGAGGAATTAAAAAGGCTGCGGTTAAAGAGTTCATACCATCTTCTCTTTTTCCTACGGGTATACCTCTCATGTTATCTGTAACTGTAATAATTTTATCTTTTGTATTTAGTTCAATTTTCAATAAAGGATTTAAAGGCTTATATACTTCATATTCATCTTGAACATTTACTATCAATTCTCTTAGTCCAAGATTAATTGCTTCTTGTCTATCCGCAGATAAATACATACCAATTTTTTCTCGAAAAGCTCTTCCTGCGGATAGTGATATAATATCTTTAGCTGAATAACTCATTTAATATCTCCTTTAATTTTTGTTCTTTATTATCATTATAATTTATATAATATAGTTTAATATTATTATCTTTGCAATAATTATATTTTATATTATCATGTTTTTTAATAATTTCAAACTTCTCTTCATTTTCCCACCCATGATTTTCATAAGTAAAATGTTGAATACCTTGATATTCAATCAAAGCTAATAAATTATTATTATTAAATATTGCAAAATCAAAAGGCAGAGGTCTAGTATCTTTACATTCTGTTATCCTATATTCATCAATAAATTTTATATTATTATTGGTTAAATAATTTTTTATAAAATTATTTCCTAAAGAAATAGTACATCCACAGGCTTTTGTTTTGCCACTTATTATATCATATGCTCTAACTTCTTTAATAGAACCACATAATAAACATTTACATTTTAATAATCTATCTTTTCTTCCATCTTGTTTTATTGCATAATCTCCAAGTCCAATAATCTCTAAATTATTAAAAATTTTACCAATTCTATCTTCTTGTACTTTTTGACTATTAATTTTATTTTTAAAGCCTACTAAACATCCGCAGGAACTTGTATTTCCACTTTTTAATTTATTTTGAGCAATTTTTATATAATTATGCTCTTCACAATCGCATTGACAAACCCATTCTATATGGTTTGAATTATCTTTTCCGCAAGGGTATAATGCAGTAAGTTTACCAAATTTTTTATTTGATATATCTTTAAATCTTGCACTTTTTGGTTCATATTTTGGAGGAAGATTATCTTTATTTAATATAATAGGTTTACTCATCCTTTTCTCCTTTTTATGCTTATATAAATATTATATCATAAATTTTTTTATTTGTCAAGAGCATTTATCATCGGGTCATAATTCTGTAAATTAAAATATTTTAGCATTTTTTCGGCTTTACTCTTATTTTGAGAAGCCAATGCATCAACATATTCATTTTTACATTCTCCATTATGTCCTTTTACTTTTTCTACTTTTGTATTTTTTAATATGAGCAATTCTTTATATATTTTTTTAACCAAATCTAAATTTTCAACTGGCATTTTCTTTGAGGTTATCCACCCATTTTTTGACCATTTATAAATCCAATTATTTATCATATTAACACAATAAGCAGAATCTGAATAAATGATGAATTCTTCTTCTATCTCTTTTGAATTAATATAAGCTAATGCCAAAAGTATTGCGGATAACTCCATCCTATTGTTAGTTGTGCTTTCGCTAGTATGACTAACAGACAAAAGTAATGAATTACCTCTAAACATAGCTAGTCCAAAACCACCCGGACCAGGGTTTCCGCGACAACTCCCATCTGTAAAAATTTCTATCATTTTTCATTTCTCCTTAACTTTTTATTTAATCATATGGAACTATTTTATTTTTATATATTAATTATAACATAATTTTTTATAAAATACAAGTCCGTATGAGAAAAAAATTGCAAAAAAATAAAGGGAAGCATTTTTGCTTCCCTTAATAATTAAATTTTGCTTGTATAATTTAAGCTAATCCAGCCAGCACCAGATTTAAGTTTACCAAAACCATTTTGTTCTTCGGTAATAGTATAAACGCCTTTATCAAAGATGCAGGCTACAACAGGATAATTAGTACCCGGGCCTTTCCTGATATTAAGAGCTGATGTGGTAACTCTTACAGAATAAGGAAGTGCGGGTTCCGGCTCTGTTTTTTGGATAGGCGGTGTTAATGTTGTCGCTCCAACAATAGAATACTGATCAGTTAATGATAAGTCAACCCAACCAGCACCAGATTTTAATTTTCCAAAGTTTCCACTAATTTCTACAATAGAGAAAGTGCCTGCATTAGTATTTCCTTTTACAGGAGAAGTAACACTTGGCATTGAACGATATACCATATTTTTAGAAATTTTAATTGTGAATGGAACTTGCGGAAATGCTTGCTGTGGTGCGTTTTCAGGCTCGGTTGCCGCACCTTTAAGTAATTTATTAGTTTCCGCAACTACATAGCTAAGCTTTCCATGTAAGTAAGGGCCAGGGCAAGCAGTAGCAGCAAACCACTGATGGATAGTAACATTTTGTTTATCAATCTGCCCAACTAAAGATTTATTATCACTCCATTTTAATTCACTAATACCATTTCTCTTGCATATATCTGCACAAAGTTTAATTAATGCATTAATTGCTGTATCAGAGATGTGCCAGTCAGGAGCTCCGCCATCATTAGCTACTTCTATTGTAATTGCTCTATCGTCATTTGCTTTATTACTTGAACACCATGAACGATATTCTTCAGGTACATAACAAGCAATTCTACCGTCTGTACCAATTCCATAGTTAGAACTAGCTTGACGGGATGTAGCTGCAAAATTTTCTCCTTGAGTTTCAATACTAGGATTACAAGCCATATGATGAATTGTAATAGTATCAATTTTAGCTTTTCTTGATGACTTATTAGGAGATACTTTTGTATAAACAGTTAAAGGACTAATTGTCATAATCAACCCTCCGCTTTCTTATACTGAAGGTTTGAAATGCCAAGCATTGTACCAAGCATTGTATCAAAAGCAACAGCAATAGTTAATACTTCTTGAGTATGAGGAATAGCGCAGGTAGCACCAACTACTCCATAAAAAGTAGTAAGGGCAGGAAGTCCTGTCAAAGCAATCCACTTAAGAACATCATATGTCTTATTAGATAATTTAATTTTCATATTTTTTCCTCCTTTTAAAATAATAAAGGACAACCTCCCGGTTGTCCTTCTTTAAAGTTTTTCTGCTAATCTAGCAATTCTACTTCTATGTATATATTGTAAAGTAACTTCTCCATAAACAGGGTCGCCGCGGAATATTTGAGATACTCTACGCATACCATTATTATTCCCAGCGTATTGAGGTAAATCAACTTGAGTTTCGGAATCTCCATCCAAGATACAAATAGAGTCTTCACCAATTCTCTGTAAGGATAATCTCATTAATTCGATATCCATATTTTGAGCCTCTGTAATGTAAATACCAGCTTTCATTCCTGTTGTATCGAAGCCACGAATATCTGATAAAGGCAATAATACTAAAGTACCTTTTGAAATCATATCTTCTACCATCATTTTATCGCCAAGTTTACTAGCTAATAAGTTACCTATTTGGGAGTCGATCAGCTTCTCATCCCTAGTACCTGGGTAAAATCCAAGTTTAGCTGAGCCTTGTGTCGCAACAGTATTACAAAAAATAATAATTTTATCAATAGTTCCTTTTTCAAGACATTCAAAAAGATAAGCAAAAGAAAGATAACTTTTACCAGTTCCTGCGCTGCCTCTAACCATTGTTAATTTATTCTTTTTCATACTATCCATAGCAATTTGTTGGTAAATATCTTTGGGCTTAACTTTACCAAACATTTTACTTTCAAAAACATGATAAGGAACTTCTTTTAATCCTGAATCAGTCCATTTATATTGGTCTATAACTTTATTTTCTTCATCCTTAATTATTAGATATTCATTTATATTAAGTTTTAAAAAATTGTCATTTTTATATAATTTAGTATAAAAATCAGTAAGTGCATCTTGATTCATTTTAATTTCAGTGAATCCAGTGTAACGACTTACCTCTTCTCCAAGATATTGAACATTTAAACCAGCGGTTGCCGCCAACTGTTTGCAACATATATCATCAGTAACAAATGTTATATCTTTATCCTTACTTAATTCCAAAGCGGAAAGAATAATTCTTGAATCATTATTGTCGGATAAAAAACCATAATTAGACAATAACTTATCTAAACTATTATCATATATTATGACTTCATAATCATTAGAATTTTTATCTAATAGATTAATAAGTCTTCTAGCTTTGAATTTTACCTCTGGATCTTTATTCCCCGCAGTTTTAATATTCTCAAGTTCTTTTAATGTGAAACTACTAATATAAAATTTTTTCCCATTAAAAGCTTGTTTTTGCTTAGACAGTAAAGCACAAGTGTCATAAAAAAGCATAAAAACATCTCCTTTTATTCTTCATCATCTTCATAGTATTCCTCGCTATCTACTTGGAATCCTATTGCATTTGTATGCACCTCGGCTTCTTCCTCAATGGAATTTTCTAATTTATATGTTTTTACTGCGATTATAGTACAGATATGTTTTATAGATTGGTTATATAAACTAATTAATCCCTCAATAATAGGTTCAACAACCATAATAACTAACATACCTAAACAGAAATATAACATAGAATCCCTCCTTTTGTTATCTTACAATAATATAAAAAACAAAAGGAGAGTATTATTAATTTTTGACCTTATTTTTAATATCATCCATAATATCTTCAAAAGAAATGGGTGTACAATTATGGGCATCCATATCTACATGGTATATTAAGCCTTTACTAAAATCAGAAAATTTATCTTGGGTATGAGTATGACCACATATAGAAATTACTCTTTTATCAAGAGGCTTATTACTATCATGGTTATCACATAGACACGGATAATGAGAAAGAAATAACATTTGATTATTTACTTTCAAAAATTTAGCATCGCATACTTCTACGACATTATGACATTGTTTATAAAGGTCGCGGCGGGCGGCGGTGTCGTGATTACCCAAGATAATATGAATATTACCTTTTAGACTTTTCAAACATTTAAGCCCTTCAATATTATCGTTAAGCATAATATCTCCAAGTATATAAACATCATCATCTGATTTAACTACATTATTCCAATTTTTTATAATCGCAGAATTCATATCTGATGCAGAATGAAATCCGCGAGGACTATAAATAAAATCTCTAGCGTGAGACTAAGAAAAATGGGTATCGCTTGTAAAATATATCATTCCCATTTTATAAAATCACCTTCCTTTCACAGGAGTAATAATTGCATCTATACTACTCCATCCATTTTTTATTCTTGTATTTACAGTTGCTTGTTTTATATTATATAAATTACACCAAGTTGGTATATTATGTCTAATTCCATTAATGATTGGATTTCTTTTATTATATTCTAAAATTCTTTCATCAATATCAATATTGTTTTCAATAATATTTCCATATAAATCTAATTCTCTAAAAATATAACCTTTTACTATTGTATATCTTTTACTTCCTGAAATACATTTTGATATACTTGTTCTATCTGTATTTAATTTTTCAGCTGCTTGTGATATTGATTCAAAATATAATTCATTTTGAGTATCAATAGAAATTGCTATTAAAGATTTTTTTCCATGGTTACTTTTAAATGCAATAGGAACTATTCTTCCATTATCATCTAAATCTCTAAAATATACTCCATCTAAACTAGAAATATACCCTTTACAAACTTTTCTAATTGAAGTTGCTCGTGAATCTCCATCATATCCATTCCTTCTTGCAGCATCATGATAAGATTTATATGTTTCAATTATATTATTATATATATCAACCTTAGCACATTTTTGACTTGTTTTTAAAATATGCTTTTGATAATTTTCAGATAATAAATTATTTGAATGGGTTGCTCGTGTTTGATTATATCCATGAGGTTTTATAGAATTATAAAAATCAATCATTTGCTGCTCATATTCTTCCATTTCCCATATCGTTTCAAAATCATCAGCAATTATTTCAAAAATAAAATTTTCTAATCCAAATTGTCTAAATGCTTCATATAAAGGATAATGATAATATGGATTATTAGGATTATTTGATGCATTTATATGTTGTTGCCATCTTTTTTCCACTCTAATACTTGAACCGATATAACATTTATTTTCAATTAAATTTGTAATTTTATATACTACGAACATTTTTTCTCCTCCTTTTTGTTCTATAATATATAAAAATATTAACAATACTTTTTATTACATTTGACCTACATTCTTTAGAAAATGTGTATCGCTTAAAAAATATATAGACATAATATACCTCATTAAATATCCTCCAACATTTTTATAATTTCTCCATCTCTAACAATAAAAATCTTCTTAAATCCCTCATAGAAAAGCGGAGCCTCGAAGCTATTATACATTCTTCTAACTTGCTCTGGTGGCACATATGCGCGGGTTCCCGCACGTAATTCATTCTGTTCCAAAGCAATATTTAATGGGGTATCAACCCATACAATATTAACTTCTTGAGGTTTAGATTTTAATCTTTTCAATAGCTTTCCTCTTGACGCAGAGTTCAAATGGGTAGCATCAGCAAAAACATTTTTACCTGCATTAATATAGCTATCAATAGTATTAATAAATGTATTATATACTAAATTTTCTTTAGAAAAATAATCGTCATGCTCTCCAAGTAAGCTAAATCTAATAGCATCTCTTGATACCCATACATCATTTTCTAAGTCCATATTTTCCTGAACCCAGGTACTTTTACCAGAACCGGGGCATCCGCACATTAAATATAAAATAGCCATTAACACATCTCCTTTTGATTATATAATTCATTTAAAAATGTTCCTGTAGGTTTAATTCTTAATCCTTCCGAACTAAAATTCCCATATTGAAATTCCATTAAAAAATCTTCATATGTATATTTTTCATTAATTTCAGCATGATTTACTTCTTCTTTACATTTTAAACAATATAGTTTCTTTAAATGTCCAGGCTCTCGCAATTTACCTTTTACTCTTGGAATAATCATACCTTTTGAACCACATCTAGCACAATAAAAATCGTGAACCATAATCTTACCCATTATTGTACCCCCTGAAACTTGATTAAATTAAACATATAAATCAACATCCTTTCTTTTTTATTATATAAATATTTTAACATATTTTTTTATAAAAATCAAAAAAGTCCTTTGATTTAACTCAAAGGACTTTAATCTAGTTATCTAAAGTATTTAAAAAAGCTTCAAAATCTTCAGCATCTTCTGGGTATTCAACAGTTACTCCAGTAGACAAATCAATAGACATAACTCCAAGCAAACTTTTACCATCAACTGCATATTTACCTTTGCGGCAGATAACATCTCCATAAATCGCGGTTGCCGCCTTTACAAAGTCAGTCATATCTTTAATTCCTAAAATTTTAACAAACTTAGTTTTCATCTTTTTCTCCTTCCTAATTTACTCCAATTAGAGCATTAGCCTCTCCAAGCATAGTTTCAGGCATTTTTCCATCCCAGTTAGTTACACGATAGTAGTCGATAAGCTGAGGATATGTAGAGAGCATTTTGCCGAGGTTTGACATAATTGCAGCATCTTTCTGGCCCTGATATTCTGCGGAGTCCGCACTAATTGCGGCAATCTTAGCATCAGCCTCTGCTGCAATAATGGCAGCTTCCGCCTCTGCATTCGCATTGATCTTTCTTCTTTCAGCAGCGGCTTCCGCCTCAATGATAGCCTGTTCCTGCTCAGTCTGAGCCTTGATTTTATTTTGAGTTGCAACCTGAGCAGCTTCAACGGCATTAGTAAATGCATCTGTAAAATCAATATCCTCAATAGAAGTAGAAGTAATAATAATATTATAATCTAATAATTGTTTTACTAAAATATCTTCAATTTCTTGAGATAAAGTAGAGCGAGAAGAAATCAAATTACTTGCATCATATTTAGCAAAAACACCCTTTACCGCCTCATATGCTTTAGGTTGTACAATAGTAGTAAAATATTCTTTACCAATCTGACGATAAATATCTTGAGCGTTTTCTTTGTTAATCTGATAGTTGATAGTATATATTACAGATACCTCTTGGATATCAGAAGAGAAACAATTCATATCAAGAGATTCTTTTTGAGTTCTATTATCCATGCAAATTACACTCTTCCAAGGAGCCATAAAAGACACACCAGCATCAAGAGTATAATTTTCAACTTTACCAAAAATAGTTACAATACCAGTAGAGCCTGTTGGAACTATTCTGACAAAACTAATTGCAAAAATAATTACTCCAACAAGTGCGGCAATAGTACCTCCAAGAGTTACCTCTGTGTCAACATCTTTAAAACCCATTCCCATAGCGATAAGCCCGCCAATCAAAAGAATTAAACCAATAAAAAATAAAATAATCATTTTTTTCTCCTTTTATTTAATTATGATATTTTTAACCAATTTTAATGATTAATTAAATATTCTCTTGAAACATTTTTAAAAGAGAATGTTGGGTCAGTAACTTTATAATAAACATAACCCTCACGAGGACAGTCTTCAACGCCTTCGCAGACTATTGCATCATAAAACCCATCTGCACTAAGTTTAAATTCCTCAAAATCATCTGGCATAGTATAATTAATATCAACAATAGGAACAACTTCCATACCGAAATATGCCCAAGCATCAGCTGCTTTAACAATATCCATTCTACCATTTAAATTATCTGTCCAATGAAAGCAATAAAAATGAGTTTCAGATAATTTATGAGGATTTTTTTGAATATTGGGAGCACAAATTTCTCCTTGCCAGCATACCCATTTTAATTCTTTAGAAGAGTTTAAGTATTTTTTCATTTTTTCTTCTATGTTATACTTTTCTGCTACTTCCCAATAATAATTATGAGAGCCATAAAAACATTCTTGGTCTTTAGATGCCATTCTTACATTTCTTGAGCATACATAAAACTCAAATTTATTTTTACCCTTTTTTTCAAGAATATAAGTTCCGGATGAGCCATCGCATTTTTGAGTAACAATAAATGGAGTTTTATCATTTAATACCCAGGTCATGTTTTCTGCTCTTTCTTGGTCTGTTTTTGATACCCCAGGGAATTTTCCAACTGGCCATTCGGTTTTCTTATCTC